AGGAAGATTACCATACCCGGCAGCGGTTTTGAATGCCATGATATTATCTCCTATTTAGCATTTTACAGATGCAAACTCATTAGACTAATCAGAGGCTGATTCGCTGTGGGTGCGTATCATATTTAGTTGGCCGACCAAATATTCAACGGGCCACGCTCGTCAGGTAATCCATAAGACTGTAGCGTTTGCGGATCGGGGTAAGCAGGTAGCGAACCCGCTTACACCTATAATGACTATAGTTATACGAAAAAATAACTAGTTGTCAATACTTTTTTTTATCGGGCTGAACCCGATATATCATAGACAAACTTTCCTGAGCGGATAGCGTCCATAATTTCATCAGAACGAGCTTCATATTCTTGTGCAGACATACGTTGAACTTCTGATTCTTTTAGATAAGAAGATGCCTCATTGTCTTGCGGCTTGCTTCTAGTATTTTTTGATGTGACAGCCTCTGCGGCATTGCCCTTTGGCTTTTTCTTTGTAGTGATGTTTCTGTCTGACTTATACAAGTCAATAGCACGGGCAGCAGAGCGAGCATCATTGTCGTTCTCATAGAGTGCTTCCTGAACCCATTTAGGTTGTTCCGTAGCCCAGTCATGGAAGTCATCACTTTCCCGAATGTCATCAAAGTCAGGATGTAAGCGCATTAATTCTGCTTCTGCTTTTTCTCGCTTTGCATTGAACTGCATTTCGTCCACTGCCTTAAAACGATCTTCCAATTCTTTAGTTTGCTCTTGAGCTTTTTTGGCAGCAATAGTTTCAATAATAGCAGCAACATCTGGATAATTCCTTGCCCAAACTTCTAGGTCTTCATCAGATTTGGGAAGCTGCATTTCTTTACGAGTGGCCGCATCCAGTTGTCCTTTAAGTTCACTTAGTTGATCTTGAAACTCTTTTTCTTTTTCTTGCATATGACGCCGTAAATCGCCATATCTTTTCTTAAATGTTTTTTCTTCAGCAGAATCTGGCTGGGCTTCTTGCTCTTCACCCTCACCTCTTTGTTCTTTTAGAAGTTGCTCTAGCTCTTCTTCTTCTTTTTTTATTCTGTCTGCATTAGCATACGGTTTGGATACAAATGCTGTTTTTTTCTGTGGCTGCATTTCTTCAGCCATAATTGCTTCGTTCATAGTTTTCTCCTATCTGGGGCCATCGTAGCCATGTCGGGGGATGGGTAGGCCAGGTATAAGGCTGTTTAACGTGCAGCCAAGCCACGTCTGCCACGATCTGGTCGTGACGATTCAATGTCAATGACAGACATAAGTTCACTGCCAAGGACACGCCCAATGGCGCGAATTTGTGGTGTGCCAATTAGACTTTGAATAATTTCTCTATCTTCATCATTTAAATTATCAAAACGACGTTGAACAGCTTTTTGATAATCAGCAAGTGTTGGTTGTCTAGCCACTTTTTTCTCCTTCACGAATCCAATATTGCTCTTCGTCAATAATCCATTCTAAATCGTCATATTGATCATCTGTTAAATTTTTCAAAAAGGTTTGCACTTCACTTTCCGCTAATGTCATGTCGTGATATTTTACATACCTTTTTTGTAGACCTGTATCTTTGGTTGTTGTAAAAACAAGCGTCATGTCTTTTTGTTTTGCTAGTTCAAACACACCATCGACACACATTTTTATTGCTTTGTGTGCTTGCTTCATGGGTGCGCTTTTGTCAACAACAAGCCACTCCATGAAAGAAAACTTAGTGCCAACCCCTATGTACAAACCTGCACCACAAATCGGCATTCCTTCGTTTTCAATTATTACACCATCAGGAGGTAGACATTCCTGCGGAACAATTCCAAATTCCCAATCTTCCCACCACTTTACGAGTGTGGGGTAGTCTTTATTAAGCTGCCATAGACGTTTTTTTAACAAGTTCCTCATTCCTTATTTTCACGTTTTCTTCGCTTTCTTTTGCGCCATTTTCACGCCAATTATCGAAGAAGTCGTCACCAGTGTCTAGCAGTCTTTCTTGTTCAGTCACTTCAAAGTAGTCAGTGAATATAGTATCGTTAATCATAATGCGCCTGTTTTCAGAGCCGAAGATATAAACAATCGTATCTTCATCGCTGATAAACTTACCCTTGCGACTATCCTTAACTCGCACCCATGCATCGTCCTCTAGCACCATGTGAGTGCCAGATACTTGAATGCCATCATAGTCATAGATAGAATCTACTAAGAACCGGCCTGCGGCAAACACAAAGCCACCAAGCATAACCTCATCACCAATGTCAACTTCTTCAACTGGTTTGGTGCTTCCGTCTTTCATGGTAATAGGTGTTCCTTTTACAAAACATCCGTCATCACTGTCATCTTTCTCTTCTTTAACAGTCGTTTGTGTTGGCTTTGACCAATCGTGATCATCCGAATAATAAACTTTATTATCTTCAATTTTAGTTGCGGTTCCTTGATCATCGCGAACACGGTCGTCTTTAAAGCCGTGCTTGTTGGCTAAATCCAGTTCTTGTTGTCTTTGTCTTTCTTCAAATCTCTTCTTTTCTTCGGCAGCTATACGGTCTTGCTCTGCCTTCTTTACTCGTTCTGCTTCTGCTGCTTCAGCGGCGGCAATGCGCTCTTGAGCTTCCCGCCTTTCTTTTGCTCTAGCAGCATCTTCAGCAATACGTGCGGCATCCGCAGCAGCTTGTTGCTCTGCTTTAGCTCTATCCGCTTCTTCAGCTTGACGACGCAATTCATCTTGCCGTCTCATTTCTTCCGCATCACTAAAGTCACGCTGTGCCTGCGCCTCTACCTCAAAAGAAGAGGGAGCCGATGGTCTTGGATTCATTATGCCCAACGGATCGAGTCCAGCCGGTTGAATGGGCGTTGTTTCTCGTGGTGGCGCTGGCGGTGGGCTAAAGCTTTCATCCATCGTGCTACCAGAAATTGCCTGCTGTATTAGATTTTGTGTTGTCTGAATTGGTGTCGGTGTAGACTCAAACGCCGCTCCTTCGTCCAACGATGGGTCACCACTAATCGCACCAGAGAACTCTGGCGCAGTGTATGTCCCTGGAGTTCCTCCAACAATTGTCCCTGCAGGTCGAGTTGTAAATGTTACATCACCCGTACCAAATTCTGGATACGGTATGCCGTCAGGGGTTCTTGGGAACTGTGGTCCCTCCGTAGTAAACGGACCTGTATCAGACGGAGTAAAGTCTGGTGCTGGTTGTCCAGTTCCTGTTATATCTTGTCCTTCAAAACCAAGCGCCCCCATTTGTGTTGCTGCCGATGGCCGTGGTGGTGGCGCAACAGGCATTACTGTTGGCACACCCGTTTTAGTATTCAGAGCGTCTAAGAAATTATCATACTTGTCTTTTTGCACATCGTTAAGCGTACGATATGCGTTGGTATTTTTATTTCCAATAAAGCCACCACGCCATCCAGACTCATTACCGGCAGAAATAACATTAAAGTAATCTTCACGATTACCATAGCTTGCATCTGCACCTTTACCTACAGCCTCGCCAGTAAATGGATCAATGGCGATACCATGAATATTAAAGACGCCACCAGTAGCCGCATCTAAATCGCCCGGTTCAAGTCCTATATTGCCGGTAATAGGCACTTGTAAATTTTCCATAGCTTGTTCACGTGCTTTCATAACTTCAGCAGTCGGTGGACCCATTGTTTGTTTTTTACCGCCTATAGTTACTTCATCACCAATGCCAAAGGGAAGAAGCGCACCAAGGTTAAAGCCGCCGCCACCCGTGATGCCAAGCTTGGCTCTGGTGTCCTGAATTTTTTTAGCTCTTGCCCGCTCTTTTGCTACTGCCGCTTCTGCTTGCCCCTCACCATCGTCCTTCTGTTCTGTTTGTGTCGTCGTGGTGGTTGTAGTCGTTTCCTCTGCTGTATCTTCCGCTGTCGTAACAGGCTGTGGGAAGAAGCCGTCAGGGATCGGATATAAAGGCTGGCCACCAAAAAATGGAATTTGAATTAGTACACCAGCATCATTTACATACGGACGTAGCTCTGTAGTGAAAGAGGAACCCCCACCAGAGGTACCCATGAGATCACTATAGGTTGGAACAACACGCGCTGTGTCATCTTCTTCCTCTCGCTCCTCAAGCTGGTACGGATCATCCTCTACAGAACCACCCTCTTGCATCATCATTACAGGCGTTTCATCTTCAAGTTCAAGATCAGAAATGTCAAAAGGAATATCGTCAGGTAAAATAGCTTCGTCACTATTACCCATCTGGCCCATATCTTCCATGCGCTGAAGACCTATTTTCGCCCTCTGCCGCATTTTCATCAAAGTTTCAAGACCATAATATCTAACTACGTCGGCAGGAAATACAAATTCGCCCTCACTTAGCTGCGCCGGAATATCGTCGCGAACTTCTTTTTTAAGAGAGCCTACTGGAACATCATTACCAGAGATAGGATCAACAGAACCACCTTCATCTTTTAGTCCACCCTCATCAAAGAGGTCCATTTGTCTACGCATCGAAACGTCTCCACCTTCGTTAAAACCTATCCCAGTGCCAGGTATGACCAACCCCATACCAAACAAACCCTTCTTTTCTGGTTTGCGTACTGTTAATTTTTGTCCCGTCTTAATTAAGTCTGGGTCTTCAATCTGAGGGTTCATTGCTAATAGCTGATCCACAGACATATTTTGTTCTTTTGCTATTTTACTTAAAGTATCGCCCTGCCCAATAGTCCGCATTTCTCTATCGGAATCTATAATGGGCAGAGCGGCTTCTTCATCTTTTTTCACAGCGACTGTAGTCGTGGGGATAGCATCAATACGACTACCACGTAATTTTTCTCTTGCTGCTTGTAAATCTACATTTGTATCTAGGTCAATCCTAGAAAGTTCAATGGCCTCATTGATCATTGAAAAATCGTCTAAGTCTTTTCCTAAATATGTAGACTCTGTTGCGTCACTATTTTCCATTCTAACAACGGCAGCAACAGCTTTTGCTAAGTTTTCTTCAGTTATTTTATTATCACCAATTTGGCTTTGCACATAATTGGCGTATTCTCTAGTTTTATTCTCATTAGCAGGAGCGTATTTTGCAATTACTTGATTAATATCGCCATCAAATTCCTTCATTTTAGAACGAAGATCATAAGCTAAAGCACGTAATCCCATCTCAGGAGAACTAAATACTGCAAAGCGTCCCTTACCATACGTTTGGCCAGTTTCGCCTGCGTATCCTTGTCCTACTTCAATATTGCCGGGGTTATTATATACTGTTGCCATCGCTATCCCTGACTTCGGTTCTAAGATTGGTAAGACGACGCAAAGCAGCAATAGCGCCTTGAGAACGGTACACCAATATGTCATTTTCTGCTTGCTCCAACGACTTTTGTTGAAGCACAATCAGTTCATCTAAATATTTACTGAACTGTTCCCACTGCTTGTGGTTCACCAGCGGCTTCAGCTTGCTGAGTCGTTCCTTGGTCATTCGCACTAAATCCTTGTTCACCCGGTACAGGTGCTTGTCCTACACCGATTGTTCCTCCACCTGCCCCTGTCGGGTCTGCAGCATCAGCCCCTGCAGGTGCGCCAGCTTCAGCTTGTGCTGGTTGCTGGAATGCTTTGAGAAGTTCTGCTTGCAACGAAGCTTCATCCATATTGTTTGTGACCTTATCAGGGTCAAGATCAAGCGACTTTGCAATCTCTCTAATAATATACTGAAACTTTGCAAACGGTGCAAGAGCCGGATTACTAGCAATTTGTAAAAATTGCATGAGTCGTTGGCTACGAACTTCATTTGCCATAAGGCTTTCAGTACCACGCGCCTTAACTTCTAAATCTCCTTTAATTTCAGGATCAAAGTCAAATTGCATGTTAAAGCGGAAAAAGCCCTCACCAAGAGGACGAAGGAGGTAATCATCCACATTTTTGATGACGTTCTTTGTGCCACCCGCTGCGGCATTCATCAACATTGAAATACCACTAGCTGTGCGACCAACTCCGCTAATACCCGTCTGTCCATGTGCAAAAGACGGGAATCCTGTGCTTTCATCTGAAAGCTGTCTTGCCTTGTCAAACAACATCATGTTTTCACTTGACACATTAGGAAACTTTGTGCCAAAGATTGCCTGACCAGGTGCGCCACCTTGACGCCTAAACACTTTGCCGGGATACAATGCTAAGTCTTGCCCCGGCACAAGATTTGTTTCATCAACCTCTACAATTAGATTGCCAGACAACACGGCATTATCCACCGCCATGCGCATGAAGCCATTCATTAGCGTTTGCGTGTCGTCCATATTTTCGGCAATACCTACACCAAAAAAGCTGTATGGGTTTAGTTCATAGGGCGAGGCGTGGTACGGTATCTTTGCCGGTTTAAACGGATTTAATACGACCCGCAAAAGTTTACCATTACAAATCCAAATATTTGCTTGTAGCTCATCAAAGTCTTTTAGTTCTTCTGGAATCTCTACACCTTCAACTTCAAGCATCTCTGTGTCAATGGTTCCCCAATACTCAAGAACCTCAAAACGATCAACACCATGCTCTGGAGCGTAGTCTGCAAGATCGTCTTCCCAATACTTTTTAGTATAATTTTCACCAATGTCGATTACTTCATCAATTACATTGCCCCGAAAATAAGGTCGCTTCTTTAGCTGACGTAATTGACTACGCGACATTTTGTGACGTTCAATTACAAACTGGGCCTCGTCCATATTATTAGCGTCAGGGTCAGGATAAAAATTCCAAACGGACACATGAGAAACTTGCGGCACGGTTTTAAAAAGCGGGTCATAAGAACCTTCCTCATCCCAATTAGGATATTCTTTATCAATGGCAAATGGACCCTTAATCACACCTGTGCCGAAAAGCGCCATCTCAAACGCCGTGCTACGCAAATGCTTGTTTGCTCCAGACTCTTCTAGTTGATCGTGGATTTTTTTCTGCATGGACTTAGCAGCAACCATAGCAGGACTAAACGTAATCGCTGTCGCTGTTGTGCCAATGCCTTTTTCAAGAGTTTCGACATCCTGAAGTTTTTCAGTCAGGGGGCCAAGGCTGTCCATCAAAGATTGTTGCGTTGCACCGGCAGGAAAATCCTGTCCGTCACCCTCAAAACCATACGGGCTATCAAGAGGATCACGAAGCTGTTCTGGCTTTTGTGGATCAAAATTAACGTCCGCAACCACCCCGTCAGGAAGTTCCGTAGGCTCAATAGACAAAGGAAATTTGTTATTGGCAAACAGCACGTCAACAATTTGCCCGTAAGCAGCGAGTGTTTTTGTTTTCGTTACTTTAATAAATACACGAGACTTTTCAGCTTCGGTGAACTGAACGTCAGGACCGTACAAACCACGGTAGTTTCTGTAGGATTTAATCCATCGCTCTTCATCTTGATATCTGTAATCTTCAGCGCGAGTGTATAAAGACTGAACGTAACCAATCAATCCAGAAACTTCTATGTCTGAAACAGTGGTATCCTCACTATCTGTTAACGCGATAGCGTCTGTCTCCATTGGGATTTCATCTTCATCCATGTGATTTTTCCTTAATAACCAAAGGTATTATCCGCTACTTGCATACCTGTCGATGGTCTGCCTTGGGGGTCATAGTCAAAAATAGAGAACCGGGGTCTGGACATAATACCGTACCGGAGCGCATCGTAAAGATGGTCTTCAGACCTTGTGTCAACATCCTCTGGATTTCTCTTATCCAAGGGGATAGACGGTATTTGTGATATGACATTTGTGCAGCTACTAAAGAATACAAGACGCGGTTCCTCTGTAAATTCATCTACCTGTAGGCGACGATGAATCTCGTTCTTGCCAGACACCCTACTGCCTCTACTCCTATCGGATGGACGCCACCGGCATCCTCTCTGTATCATTTGTTCAGCTAGGCTAGGACCAGTATCGCCACGCTTATGCCAAAGACTACTATCAAGTACACCATACTTAATGTTACCATCTCCAGCTTCCAAGTCAATAATTTGATCTGCAAGATCGGTAGCAAGTACTTTTGATACGTACAACTCACGATAGACAATAAGCTGTTCAGAAGGTGATACAGCAAACCAAAGGACGCCACTAAAGCTACCATAGCCATAATCACAAGCCCTAAACTTAACCCAATTATTAGGAATGGAGAAAGGCTCAACAACATGAATATCGCGATTAAACTCTGTGAAAGCCGCACCCTCTTTGATATCCCAATCACCTTCAAGAAGTTGCCGTCTCTGTTGTTCGGGTAATGACAGAAGCATTGCTTCGTAGTCACCAGATTCAGCAAGGTATGGATTATCTGTCAGACGCGCTGGTATAAACCGCCGCTTGAACAGAGGCTTTCCTGCTTTGGAATGTCCTGCAGGATAGCGCAATATTTCGCCTGTTTCTATATCTGTCGCTTCAAAAGACTGATTGAAAGGTGCCGGATCAATAAACATCTTTTTGACCCACTGATGCCCCCTTCCTCCAGGGTTAGTCGTAGCCCTCATAAAGATGGGCAAATCAGGGGCAGTGGAGCGTAGACGACTTCGCATATAGTTCCATGCGTAGGGCGTAGCCCATTGTGTAAGTTCGTCAAAGCCTATCCAGCTAAATGCCAGACCCTGATAACGAAGCACGTCCTCATCCCTGTCTAGGTAGGACATCCACAGCCTCGCTCCAGATGGCGCGGTCCACTGCATCTTTCTCTCTGACCACTTGATACCGGGCCAAATCTTCGGATACAACTCTTGTGACTTGAAAATAAGTTCACGAAGTTCTTCTGTTGTATGTCGAAGTAGCAATCCACTAAACTGTGGATGGCCCAAGTACCGCAGGGGGTCAGCTAACATTGCGTAGCTTTTACCACCACCAGCACTACCGCCGTACAAGCACTCTCGCTCACTAGCGGCAAGGAACTCTGTCTGTGGCCCTGGGTTGGGCCTAAACAGTACATTGGCATGTTCCGCTATAGAACTCTCTACAGGCTCTCTATCCTCAACTTTCGGCGTTTCTACGCTTGGCTCCAAGACGGGTGTCTTCGATTTCTTGCGCCTTGGCGATTGCCTTTTCCGCATACTCTGCCCACTTGCGGAGGCTTGCAGCTTGGTTCTTACGCTGTCGCTCATGCTGTAATCTTTTCCTCAGTCCTACATGTGAGATGTAACGACCAGAGTTTGCGGACAACCAGTTTGCCACTTCCCGATACGAATACTGCTTCACATGCTTTCTTGCAGTTTCTAATAAATCTAATTCTTTTGAGACAGGTATTAGAATGTCGGGGTCACTCTCATCTGCCTCATACCCAAAGGGTATTGTACGTGCTATTCGTGGAACCGGAACCCACTCTTCCTCATCTTTAATATCTGTAGGTTGCGGAAGTTTAAATCGACCTGCTGTTCTAGTCATCGTCCTCTGCAGGAGCCTTGGGTGGCATAAGCATAACACCACCACTTGCTTCAACCTTTAGCTTTTCTGTTTTAACCAAGCCTACACGATCAAGTAATTCTTTAGCAGCAACCATTTTTTCCTTAATACCAAGCTCTGTAGGATCATACAACGCACCCGCCATAGACATTGCTGCTTTGGGAGCGTTACGTGCCATATACATCTGCGTGGCCTCAAGGATTTCTTCTTTCAAGCCCTTAACAATTTCTGTAGAGGAGCTATTGTCAGAATATCCAGCCATACGTTTTGCCGTGGGAATGTCACCACCAGCTTCGTCAAAAAGCACATCAAGAAACTTTTGCTGTCGTTCTGTTAGCTGTCTAGCCATTTTCGTTCTTCCTCAGTATAAGGCCACATTATTTTTTACTCTCATGTCCCATCCAAATAGCAAAAGCACCAGTCATTGCACCCATTACAACAGAAACAAATCCAGCTTGAACAGCAGTGGGATACTCTAAGTGCATGAACCACTCTGCACAGCGCCACGCCATAAAACTAAATAAAAGCGTCATTAGGCGCGGTAACACCTTCCACTCTAAAAACTTATCTGCGGCCACTAATCATTTTCCTTCATCTTGCCAATTTTTTCAACAAGATTATTGATAGTCTTAGCATCCTCTGGACGTTGCTTGAAGCGTCCCATGAGATATGTAATCAACATAGGTACACCAATAACCGCAATGCCAATAGCGATTACAATCTCAAACGCATGAGCAAGAAGCTGGTCAAAAGCAACTAGCATCGCTTGCCAAGGATTTTCAACTTCTTTTATCTGTTCTGTACTCAAGCTCTTGTCGTCCTTTACTAGTGTTGCTCCAGCTATGGCTCCCCCTGCTGTTACAGCACCAATAGCCATAGGGTTTGTTGTTATCACCGCAGTCCCAATGGCCGCTCCCGTTGCTCCTGCTGTTGTTGATATATCAGAAAAATCTATTCTACCACATCCTGCCAGCAATGTCAAGACTATAATAGCCGTCAATATACGCATTATGTTCTCCGAAACTTGGCCGTTTTTTTAGCTATTTTTTTGGGCTGTTTAACGAACTGTTTACCGGCTCGTGAACCTTTCCTTTTAGCTTTGGTTGTAGCCGCGTATTCCTGCGGCGATAGCGACTTGATAGCTGCTGCCGGTAGATACCTCTCTCCAGTCTCACTGGATTTTTTACCACTCTTGGTTCTCCAATCCTGCTTTGTCCAACTCTTGAGACTCTTCTGCGATTTTTTTAGAGACATTACTGCATCGCTTCCTTGATTGAGTTCATTATGTCGCGGATAGTTACAGGTTTCTTACTAGGGTTATATTTACACTGTATCTCACTTGGGTAGTATTGACCACGCTCAATAGATACTGTATCTATAGTATTGTTTGGCCCTTTGTAGATACAAAGGTTTTCACCAGAGTACATCTCACACTTAACAAGTCGGCAGGTTACATACTCAGGATATGTAACCGAAGCCTTGGCTGAGTGTGCCTTTAGCAACATCACAAAGCTATAAAGAACTGCAGCGCCAACACTTACAAGTATTGTCCAAGCCACAATCTCCATGAACTTACGACGCTTCTCACGCTGGCGATAGATTGTTTCCTGTCTCTGCTTACGTATCCGTCCTTCTGTAGCAATCAAATCGTCCCAAGCTTTTTTGCCAAGTGTTAAGCTAATCCATTGCTTCAACTCGTCGCGCTGGGCCTGTGCCTTGCGCTTGTTGGCAAACGCTTCCATCGCTTCCTGTTCTACCGTCTTGCCCGAAAACAGCTTCTTGAAGATGGGTGGATTCTTCGCCTCACGCTCTGCTTGTTCTAGGTCAGACAATGCTCCCATCCAGCGAGACAAATCTCCCGCCATCTGTTCAATGTCACGGCCTATCGCAAAGCCTTTTTTGATAGTGCTAAACGCTGCCGAAGCAGTCGCCATTGCGCTTATAGGGTCCATCAGTACAGTCTCACTTGTTCTGGATTCACCAGTTTGGGCAAGCAGTAGGAAGTTAGCTGATTACCCTGTTTACGTATTGTTTGTGCATACCAGACGCACTCACTTAAATCTCTAAAGTATAAATCATTGCTGACTAACCTTCTCTCTTCCCCCACTCCAAGAAACACGAATAGGAGAAAAGCATGTGTCATTTATACCCGCCACCTTTGGCTTTGTATTGCTTGGCAAGCATCTGGGCTTTACGCGCCGACCATTGACCAGGATTACCTCCCTTGCCACCAGCTTTAATCTTGTTAAACAAGTTCTTTCTCATGGTGGGCTTAGTATAGTTGCCAGCTTCATTAACTCTGCTTTTGCTCTTTGCCGCACCGCCCGGCGCAAGTTTAAGCGTTCTATTCTGTTTCTTTTTCGCTCTAGCCGGTGAGGTTTTCTTTTTTGCTGGGGGTTTTTTAGAGACACGAACCATCTCCTATCTCCTATACATTGGGATCAAAAAATTCTTCAGCAGACACTACACAGACAATACTGCTGGCTGCGCTTGCAGCTATCACAATCTTATCCTCTGATTTAAGAATAATAGGTTTGTCCATCGTAAATACAGACTCTGCAGTTTTTGTAGCTAAAGAATGTTCTGAAAGAATCGTTGTAGTGGTGTTTGGAACTTTTTCATAAATCTTAATTGTAAATGTTCTAGCACTTGCATTACTATTAGTAAGAAGCAAATGTCTTACGTGAGACACATGATTTTTAGGTACGAGATAACAATCAGTATCACTATTACCAACAGCCGTTATATCTGTCGTAAACTTTGACCCGTTACTAGCTATAGGCATTACTTGTTACCCCAATCCAGTACGTTACGATGTTTTTTCCAGAACCAGTTGCCCACAGAAGTGAAGGGCTTGCCCGTATAGAGCAAAGCCCATCCAAGATACTTAACCAAAGTGCGTCTTAGGTTTGTTGCGTTTATTAACATTCTTTTTGTGAACTCCAGGTCTACGGATGCGTTTACGCCCAATCTTTACGTGTGTCTTATACGCCATTTATATCTCTGCTATCCCAATAGTCCTCGCCATAGTCGTGAAAGATTTCATCATTCTGTTTTATATTCTGAACAGCATAAAACTGCACAAAACGATTGTCCTCTTCTAAAACTATCCACTCTGCATTTGGTGTACTACTGTGATTGTACACCATTCCATATCCTAGCGGGATAAGAAACTCCTCAACGTCTTCGTTAGGTGATTGAAACATGTAGTTATGTAAGATACAGTCATCTCCCACGTCAGTGTCATCCGCGACCAAATAAGGACACAACTCAATCGTATCTCCGACTGCGTAGTCCTTATCAGCGAATACACCATGCCCATGAATTGAGGAATCAGAGACATAGGGCATTACTTTTTCTTTTTGGCCATACCGCCACGCATCATCTTCTTCTTTTTGGACATCTTGGCCATGCCACCGCCCATCATCTTTTTCTTCATCATACCGCCGCCGCGCATCTTCTTCTTCGCCATGCCACCGCCGCGCATTTTTTTCTTAGCCATTTTGGCTTTACCGTGCATTGCCATTTCTTAATCTCCTTCTGTCAAGAACTAAGGCTTCATATACTTCGTTTGGAAAGTTTTCATAGTAACCAGACTTTTCCAAACTTAATGCCGCATCATCTAAGGGCGACAGTCTCTGCACGAAAACCATGCAGTATTCCAATTCGTTACTAGTTATACCATCATTTACTAAAAAGTCAAGTCCCGCGTCTACTGCATCGTAGTCGGGATGAAAGACCATCAAGTGCATATCCATACCAGCGACAGACAGTGCCTCATTCATACCATCGCACCAACCGTCCAGATAATCCATATCTGGCATGTCTTCTTCTGCCCATACAACTATATCATAGTCGTGGCTATCGAATATCTCTACTTCGTAACGTAATCCATCTAGTCCAGTGTTTATACTGAATATAACTTTATCGTCTGCCCATGCCTTTGCAGCATAAGGGCAGGGCGGCATACCGTTAAGCTTTATGTTTGGCACCTCAAGAAAATCTTTTGACCACTTACGAATATCACGCTCTACGGGATGCACGGGTCTTCTTCTTCTGTTGCTCAATAAAACGACGATATACGTTTGCCGCAGAGGCTTTGCCAGCGGCTCTCGCCCTTTGTTCCATAGCTATGGCTGCTTGTGTTTTGTGATTGTGTGAACGACCAGAAGCTCTAATCTTACGAACAGAAGCCTCTGCGTCCTTAACCGTAGCAAACTTTAAGCCCTTGATTGTACCTTTAGGGTCTTCGTCTGTATACAGGTCGCTATGCTTTTTTGACTTTGCGGGTTGACCTTTTTTTCTTGGAACTCTTCGCGACACTTGGTAACAATCCTTTGTTTACAGCCCTTGCTCGTTCACTGAAACCCATCTTCTGTCCTGTGCGTATCTTACGACGGATAGTAGATAGTTTCGCAACCATTAGACATCAAAGCCCATCTTGCGTACAGCGGTCTTACCCTTCTCTGTTTTAGCAAGAGCTTTTAGCCCTGGGTTTGGTAGATTGTCTGTAACAGAACCGCCGTTGGCTAGATACATATGCTTCTTACCGTTGGCCATACCACCCATTGCCATCTTGGATGCGCCCATTTTTTTCAGTTTACTTTTCGGCATGGTGCCAACACCTATCGACACAACCGTTACTTCATCTTTTTTATGCTTGCCCATTAGTATTTTCCTTTACGTGATTTGGGGCTAGATTTTTTGGGCTTGCCTGCCCCACCCCACAATGTTCTACATGCCCAGTATCGTGCCGATAGAATATCGGTAGCTGAGTCACACTTATGTCTGGCACGAAATGACTTACGCGCTGCCGCACTATAGTTGTGACCATAGCCCGTAGCACCAAAGTGTATCAGCTTTACTTTATCACCTTTCTTAGCCAACACCATCTTTTTCTTACCTTCACGATTAGATTTGATGGGTTTGTTGTAGCCGGGAAACGTGATACCCCGATATTCTACACTCACAATGACATGCCTTTTAGTTGTGGTTCTTCACACTTAAAATGAAAATTAAGTGGCACAGGCATCATCATAGAAATACCTGTTATCATTTCTTGCACACGTCCGTAGCATTCTTCTTTAGTTTCATACGGACCACGTGTATCTTCTGCAGTTATGCACTCATTAGGGTCTGTAACACCAATAGCGCAAAACAATACGATTGCTTCAAACATCATCTGTGTCCTTCCATCCCTCTGCTTTCATTGCTTCTTCAACATGCTTGAGAGTAAATGGACGGCCATAATGTGCCTCCACAGCTTGTCTCACAAAGAATACATCACTGTGGGGAATGTGTAAATTACGTAAGCTGTTTGTCTTGATGGCTTCATAGAATGCCTCAAGCACATTGTCGGTATACAGTTTTACAGATTTATTTCCCATTGTCAAGTATCTTTTTTACAAACTTACAAGAAAGTCCAGTAGGGGGTTACATTTAATGTTAACATTAGGTGTCTTTATCATCTTTGTTTCTTTATCTAATGCCCCATTATATGTTATAGTTATACCATATTTCACACATGCTTGTCAAGGATAAAAACACTGTCTGGATAAATTAAATGTATTGACACAAGATTTTGTAGCATTGCTTGTCTACACCCATATTGTCACTTGCACTTGTGGTTAACACTCTATTTTCCTAATCTGTGTACTTCTCTGTATATATACGTACCGTACGGGGGTGGCGGTCCGGCCATGCACCTTCTTACCGCGAACATAACGCGAACATTCCTTGGCGCGACGTGAAGAAAGCCGCCTAAACCCTTGTTTTTATTGCGCGAGGCAAAGGATAGGACATCACTTGACCCTAGAACAAAGCGTGAACATTCACCGATTCGACAATCTGCACAAAAAATAGGCAGACTGGTGCATAAAAAATAGGCATCCCCTGACACCTTTAGTATATATATACCCCCGTCAAAATCTTGACGCTTGTCAAACTATTGACACACCAAGCGTCAAATCTCCGACAAACTTTTTTTGATTGTGCCTTATTCGTGCCACATTCTTATTCCATCATACAACCATCGCGAAACAAAGCGACACACCAGCGACAAGCCCTAGCGGTAGGAAACAAGGTGCAAGCGGAAACGACGACCGATAGAGCCAAAGGGCGAGGGTACACGCGATAGAGACTAAGGGACTAAATGAATACTTGACTAACCTAATACGACTAGACTAACGTAATGATACTAGCCCGATGCAAGCTAGGCGGTTAAACCCACGAATTGCATCACTACATCGAAGCGGATAGGCATATACTTGAAGCTATAGGGTCAACAATACGGCAAGCGACTGACCCTTTGAGTTTGGACCGTACCAACGGCAGACTAGCGGATAGGCCACAAAGCGAAGCTTCTAACTACATCGGCTAAATACCGGTGGCCTATATGGCAAGCCTCAAACAATGGCGTTTTTATTGTGGTGGGTGACCAATGTCTCTGAAAGGTGAGGCTATAGAACTATGATTGAGTTACATAGTCAAAAGGTGTCCGGCCAATTTGGGGGTGGAGTGTAGCTGCCAAGTGTGGTAGTGTATGCCATGCACAAAGCCCCCATTCTTTATTCAATAACCAACCAAGGGGTGACGCTATGTCATACAATCTTATTGGGGTTGGCAGTAATGCCAAGACTGTGAAGGGTGATGGGTCAGAGTACATGACGGGTATCATGTACCTCAAGCCCTTCAAGACTATTATTGAGGGCAAGACATTCAATGTGTGTGCATTGGCTGAGAAAGCACAATGTCACAAGGGCTGTCTTGTATCTGCTGGGCGAGGTAAAATGTCCAGTGTTCAGCGTGGGCGAGAACGCAAAACTGTGTGGTATCATACTGACCGCATTGGGTTCATGGATGCGCTTATAAACGACATAACTATTTTTAGACGTAGGCAACGCAAGAATGGTGTCCAACCATGTGTGAGGCTGAACGGTACGTCAGACATATTGTGGGAAAAGGCTGGCATCATGGAACAATTCCCTGACGTACAGTTTTACGACTACACAAAAATTGTGGCACGTGCTTACAAGCCAATGCCTAGCAATTATCATCTCACACTGTCATACAGTGAGGCAGATGCTGACTATGCAGAACAGGTATTGACTGCGGTACGCGAGACAGGTATCAACGCCGCAGTAGTATTCCGCGACAAGCTACCCGCCACGTTCAAAGGGTTGCGGGTGGTAGACGGTGACAAGGACGATTTGCGATTCCTTGACCCGCAAGGTGTGATTGTCGGGCTGAAGGCAAAGGGTGATGCCAAGCACGATGACACTGGATTTGTAATTGACGCATGAGGTGATAAGATGACTTTCGAGGAATTTATGAAAGAATGTGACGCAATCTGCACGGCAGAAATTGGCGTCGGTGTACATGACATGCCAGATTTATTGTGGCGTGATTTTCACGAGGACGGTTTATCGCCACAGGATGCGATAGACTGTGCAATGGAAGAATGGGGAATGGATATGGAAGGAGTATGGTAACATGACTATCGCAACACATACGCTAAAGTTTGAAAAGCGCGACCATTATGGTGAGATTAGATTTTATCCCATGTGTCCGAAGGCACAGTTTCTGTGTAATCTTTCGGGCAGGAAGACATTCCATGTGCAACAGTTGGTTGACATCAAGCGCAATTTGGGATATAACGTAGAGATACTTGGGTTCCAACTGCCTGAGTAAGTAGCAACACAACGAAAGGAGACTATGCTATGTTCAAGAAAACTGTAAATGTGAAGGCAATCATTCGTAACCCTGTGGGCGTGGAGAATCTCCAGTTTCGCCGCACAACCGGACGCTACAAGCAGAAGGGTACATTCTCTTCCAACAAGGGCTACCTGTCGGTGTCGCGTGATGCCAACAGTGGTCAGTTCGTAGCACGTGCGTAGGATTGCACCAATCAATCCGGTAGCAAAGGCACTCGCTCTGTCAAGACGCAGGGCGAGTGTCGTACCACCAAAGAAAGGTAAAGGTAGCTATGGCAAAGCAGAAAGACAAAAAGGCAAACGAGTTGACGTTCCAGAAAATTCCGGTAAAGAAAAAGGTTAAGGCGTTGCAAGATTGGCGGCGCAGCCGGAGGGCAAATCGTAAAGCAAAGCAACAGATGCAGGAGGTATCTTACAATGGATAGGACAACAGCTAAAGCACTACGCAACAAACTCAACGCAATCTTTGCGGAGCATGGGATTGATGGGTACGAACTGGAGGTCGGAAACGCGAGGTATGACCATGTTGAAGTCACGTTCAAAGTAATTGTGCGAGAGCAAGGCGCAAAGTCTAGGGAACAGCGCGAACTTGAAATGATGGCGCGTCTGTCTGATCTTGATACCAACAAGATTGGCGACGGCAAGTACACGCTGATTGGCTACAAGTCACGCGCCCCGAAGAACCCGTGGATTGTGAAGGACATGCGTTCCGGTGGTGAGTATGTCATCAATGACATGACAGCCAAGCGTTGGTTTGGAAAGGATGTTGCGTAATGGATGAAGGCTTTGAGTTTGACGGTATATGGATTACCGACAGAACTAAAACACCGTGTGGCAGGTTCGACCTGTCGCCGGAACAATCTGATGAACTGTATGGAAAGGACGATACAGATGAATGTACTATCACTGTTTGACGGTATGTCCTGTGGACGTATCGCTCTAGACAAAGCTGGCATCAAGGTAGACAAATACTTTGCCAGCGAGATTGACAAGTATGCAATCAAGGTTGCCAAGGCAAACTACCCTGACACGGTACACGTTGGGGACGTACAGGAAATCCAAGCCGCGGACGTAGGCGAAATAGATTTGCTGATCGGTGGCAGTCCGTGCCAAGGCTTCAGCTTTGCTGGCAAGCAACTCAACTTTGACGACCCACGTTCCCAACTGTTTTGGGAGTACGTGCGTCTACTGCGAGACTTGCAACCCAGCTACTTCCTGTTGGAGAATGTCAAGATGAAGAAGCAGTCAATGGATGTCATCACTGAAGCATTGGGTGTCGAGCCTGTCTTCATCAACAGTAGTCTTGTGTCGGCACAGAACAGGCAACGCTACTACTGGACAAACATTCCGTTCACCATGCCAGAGGACAAGGGCATTGTGTTGCAGGATGTTCTTGAGGATGGCTGTGTTGATCGTGACAAGTCACACTGTTTGGACGCCAACTATTTCAAGGGTGGCAATCTCAAGCAATACTTTGAGAAGCATCGTAGGCAACTTGTGTTCAGCAAGAATGGCATGTGTCATGTCGGTGACGCTGACATCAATGGCAATGACAATATCAAACGTGTGTATCATCCTGCTGGCAAGTCACCCACACTGACTACCTCGTCAGGTGGACACAGACAGCCGAAGACATTTGTGCCGCCGAATTCTTGGCGCAAGCTGACACCATTGGAGTGTGAGCGTTTGCAGACTGTGCCGGAAGGCTACACCAACCATGTGTCCAACACCCAACGCTACAAGATGCTTGGCAATGGCTGGACTGTGGACGTTATCGCACACATCTTGAAAGGAATGTAATATTATGAGCGACATGAAAATGCCTATACCCCTGACTTCACAGGCCGTAGAAGAATTACGAGTCGTGTGTTTTGAAATCGTCCAAAGACTTTATGAAAAAGATATCGGAGGACGTAGTATCGTCAGTTTTTGGGAGAGAAGCAGAGCGATCCCTAGTTTGCCTAGAGATTACGGTGTACAATTACATTTTAAGAAATCCAAGGTGGACGTTACCGGATTAGGATACGAGCAAGATAGGTGGACAGTGCATGCCTACAAAGTAGACTACAAAAAGGAATTGCCTTTCTCTACGAGAGAGGAGAGCAAAACACTAGTGTTCAAAGACGCCTTGTTACATCCTGACGATGCCTATGCGTGGTTGGACGAGTATGAGGAGAACTATGATGAATGAAGACATCTTTGATACACAGTCAATGGACTACGAGTACATCAAACGATGGTATGAAGGGAGCAACGACATGATGAAACAGTATACGATTATTGGTGAAATATTCTTGAAGTCGGGGTTTTCCCACAGGTTTCTTGATTGGACTGAGGGCAAAGATGTTGACGAAGCTTGCCGTGCTATGTCTATGAATCTTGAAGAGAAGTATGATGACATAGAGGATTGGGAACTTTACTTCATCCTTGATGGACACCATGACGATGTATACCCTGTTGATGGAGAAGACGAATGATACTTGACCCAGAGGATGATCCACGCCTGACCAATGTACAAGCGCAACTGAAAGCATTGCGTCAGTACATGGACGAAAGGTTGTGGGAAAGTAAGGACGTATGCCCAGCTAGACAGGCAGAGATTAAACGCTTGACTATGCTGCTGGCAGAGGGCAAACTGTACGAACCTAAGTTTTAGAGAAAGGAGACAAGCCATGCCAAACTGGTGTCAGAATGTAATGTATATCCAGAACCACAACCCATCGTTGGTCACGGCCATCAAAGAGGGCAACCTGTGCGAACACATTGTGCCGGAACCAAAGGATGATGAAGGTGAACCAACGTCGGGTTGGTATGACTGGCGCGTAGAAAATTGGGGAACCAAGTGGGACATCAAATGCGAACACGTTGAGGTCGATGATGACGATACCTTAATCGTCAAGTTTGACACGGCATGGTCACCACCTGACAAAGTGTTTGACGCCATGCACAAAAAGGGCTATCTCTTTGAGGCATACTATGTCGAGTATGGTATGGAATACTATGGTTCATATGTGAATGGACGAGATACAACAGACAACTTCCCAGAGGGCAAGTTCTGTCCATCAGATATGTACGACGACTACGAGGGATGGTCACATCCTAATCGCCACCTGCGCGAAAACTATTCATAGAAAGGAGACAACACATGTTAGGATTGTTAGCTACGTTTGCGTTTGCTATGTTTGCACAGGACAACGCAGAGTTTATCACAGACATGAACGCCAAGCTGGAACAGGATTGCACGTTCACATATACAGGTAAGCAAGAGGTGCGGCCTGATGTCCCACACATTGCTGTGGACAACAAGTACGTTTACTTCAGCATGGAACCCTGCCCGAAAGGAGAGTAGACATGAATCTGGTATTGAACACCACGCACTATGATGCACCGAAGGAACACCTTGTCGAATCACTTGGCCTGTTGCCTCACTGGGTTGTCGAGTATAATATTCTGGGTGGCAAAGACCTCGTGCAATACATGACAGAACGCTATGGCTTTGGTGAGTTGTATAAGTTTGAAGGTACAGTCACAGAGGATGGCCGGTGGCAGAGTCCACACGAAGATGACGAAGACCTAGAGTATGTGGGCAAGATGCAGACAAAGGATGGCACTGTGTACTTCTATCCATACGCAATCACTGCGCTGCCTACTGATGATGGCTACTTTGTCACGAGGATGGACTGACATGGGCGAGGACACATTGTTTGACCATGACTGGGATGACAAGCACATCATAGACATTGAGTGGGACAATCCCAACCGTGAAGCCGAGACAGAGATGCTCATCAAATGGGGGTTATATCAGCCCCCACGAAAGGAGAAAGACGATGCGTAATACTTGGAACATGATTATGGATTGGCGTTACAATCCCCTGTCACATATACCTGACATGAACACACGGCATATGATAATGCAAGTGCTGGCGTGGATGTGGTGTATTATCTTTAGCATGTGGCTTGGCAGTATCGTTGCCTTTGGTATCAGTGCCATTGCCCATGTCCTGTTGATTGCTGGCATCTTTATCACGGCAGGTGTGTTTGAAACAGCCAAGCGTAGGCCGCAGTATTTCGGTGGGCTTGGCAGAGGTAATGGGGGTGAGCATGAATAGATACAGAATTGACCTATCGGGACAGACTGTCGGTCTGGACTTTGATGTGGAGTTATATGTACACGCTGACAGCATCAAAGACGTTGTTGATATATTCAGGGAGTATGACATTGTTAGACTTCAAGTCATATCCCCAGATGATGGGGGTGAACATGACTAAGCTGTGGCACAGGGTGAGGGACTACTACCTCACGCATGACGGCATTGAGATGTTTTTGTTCGCATGTGTGTTTGGTTCTCTAGGTTGGATAGCCTACCATGCTGTAGTCGGAATTGTAGAGAGAATTACAGGTTAGTGAAAGGAGTATATGACATGACAGAAAATGAAACATTGAATGAGTGGGAACTAAAACGCGAAGCCGCGACACAGGCTTGGAAATCTATGACATCACATCAGCAGGAAGCTATGCTAGAGATGCTGAATGCATGGGTTCCGATTCGCAGTCGTGTTAGTGAGTTGTGTTCGCTTGACTATGATGACCTACGCGCCGTTGACAATGCATGGTATCAGTTGAAGAATGCGCTAGTTGACAAAGACGTTGAA